GGCGGGTACGTCACGATGACATTCACGCCTGAAAACGGTGTCACCGAGCTGGTTGCTCAGTTCATGGACAACCGGGCATCGGGTCAGCACCTTGCAAACGCGACTTGGGATGACGCCAAGCACCTAAACAAAGAGACCAAGGAGCAGCTACTTGCTGCGATCCCGGAGTATCAGCGCGACATGCGCTCCAAGGGCATCCCGGTTCTTGGCGAGGGCATGGTTTTCGCGCTCTCCGAGGAGGTTATCAAGTGCGCTCCCTTCGAGATCCCCGGCCACTACAAGAAACTGGCCGCCATCGACTTTGGTATCACCCACCCTACCTGCGTGGTCTGGACGGCCTACAACCCGGACACAGATACGATCTTTGTGTACGACATTTACAAGAAAGAGGGCGAGATACCGGCGGTACACGCCTCGGCCATCAAGTCACGAGGGAAAACCATCCCCATGATTTACCCCCACGACGGCGACTCCACCGAAAAAGGCTCCGGCAAGACACTGGCGGAGATGTATGTAGAGGCCGGTGTGCTGATGGTGGGCAAGTTCACCAACCCCGACGGCACCAACTATGTGGAGCCGGGGCTGATGGAGATGCTGGAGCGGTTCCGCACCGGCAGGTTGCAGGTTTTCAGCAACCTATCCCCTTGGTTCGAGGAATTCCGTCGATATCACCGAAAGAAGGGAAAGATTCACAAGGAATTCGACGATTTGATGGACGCAACGCGCTACGCGGCCATATCGGTGACCAGATTCGGTCAAAACAACGCAGAGCAGCAGCAACTTGGTAACAAAGAAGGATACCTAAGCCATGAATATGATTATTGACGAGCAGGAGCTGCTCTCGACACTGGAGCGCAACATCGACGCCGCCGACACCTACGCCAACAGCGAGGTAGGCGACCAGCGCGACAAGGGCCACCGATACTATTACGGCGAACCCATGGGTAACGAGGTGCGTGGCCGCAGTCAGCATGTCTCCCGGGACGTGTTCGACGCCGTTGAGGCCGTAAAGGCCATGATGCTGGAGACCTTCAGCGCCGACAGGAACATCTGCCGCTTCGATCCGCAGTCGCCGGATGATGTTTTCACTGCCCGTATGGCTACGGCGTGGACTAACTACAACTTCTACCGCCAGAACAACGGCTACAAGATCCTCGCGGACGTGATCCACGACGCGCTGGTGGCTAAAACTGGCGTTGTGAAGCGGTACTGGAAGGCAGACTACCGCTACGAGTCCGAGGAGTTTGAGCAGTTCAGCGAGAACGAGTTCAACATCATGATGTCTGCGCCGGACGTTGAGCTGATGGACATGGTGGAGGAGACTGTCGAGGTCGTGGACGAGCAGACCGGCACCGCCTACTCGCAGGTTGCGATCTCTGGCACCACCCGCCGTCGCATTGATGTAAGCAAGGTCTGCGTCGAGACCGTGGAGCCTGAAGACTTCCTGATCAACCCACGCGCCAAGACCGTGCAGGACTCTGATTTTTGCTCGCACCGCATGGCGCGAACCCGTGGCGAGCTGCTGTCTGAGGGCTTCGACCCCGATGTGGTCGCAAAGCTCGACGAGGAGGATATGCTCAAGGAGGATGGCTCGATTGGTCGAGACTCCGTCGATAGCTTCCGCCACGACCGCTTCGGCTTGGATGACTCCCGAGACAGGGAGTACGTCACCCTGTACGAGTCATATATCAAGCGCCACGACCCTGAGATCAACGAGTGCGTGTACTACAAGTGCATCCACAGCCGCCGGGTGATGCTGGACATCGAGCTGGTATCAGAGATGCCCTTCCGCACCTTCACGCCCTTCCCGCTGCCGCACCGCTTCTATGGCATGTCGCTGGCCGACCAGCTCTGTGATCTTCAGAAGACCATGTCGAGCCTCAAGCGCGGCGTGGTTGATCACCTGATGCTGACCACCACCAGCCGCTGGGTTGCGAACCTCAGCCTTGTGAAAAATCCACGCGACCTTCTGGACAACCGCGTCGGTGCCGTTGTGGATGTGATGTCGCCCAACCCGGAGTCTGTGGTACGGCCACTTCCCACGCCGCAGCTCAACGGCAACGTCTATACGGCCATCGAGAACTTCGAGCAGGAGAAGGAGCAACGCTCTGGATCGAGCCGGATGTCTCGCGGCATGGACTCGACGGCGATCAGCAAGCAGAACTCAAGCGACCTGATCAACACCTTCATGAACGCCAGCAACCGGCGGATCATGGTCATGTGCCGCAACTTTGCAGAGAACTTCCTAAAGCCTTTGATGCACGACCTGTACCGGCTGGGCGTTGAGTACGAGAACGAGACCGTGATGCTGCAGCTCGATGGATCGTTCCAGCCCGTGACGCCCTCTGCGCTAGGTGATCGCACCGAGATGACGGTAGCTGTGGCGCTGACCCCGGAGGAGCAGCAGGCAGAGGCCCAGAAGCTGCTTACTCTGGACAGCCAGTTCACGTCTAACCCAGCCGATCCTACTGTTGGCGGCCTCTACGGCCAGCAGCAGCGCCACGCCCTGCTGTCTCGGGCCTTTGAGCTGCTGAACATCAAGGACGGCGCGGCCTTCCTGCAAGATCCGAATGATCCCGCCTACCAGCAACAGCAGCAGCAGATGCAGCAGATGCAGCAGCAACAGCAGCAGGCTCAGGAGCAGATGCAGATGGAGCAGATGCAGTTCCAAGCCCAACTGGCAGACCGCCAGACGGCTGTTGTAGAGGGCCAGCTAGAGCTGGATGCGCTGAAGGAGGCAAACCGCGTGCAGCTAGAGGCGCTGAAGCAGGAGTTCCATGAGGAGAACGAAGAGACCAAGACCATGATCGACGTGAAGCAGCACGCCCACAAGGTCGAGATGGACGAGGAGGAGCTGGAGCTAGAGAAAACACAAGCGAGGAACGTAAACATTGGCTGATATATCTAGGTTCGATGGCTTCCTAAAGGCTGCGGCGGAGCGTAAAAAACCCCGCCGCGACTTCAAGGACGCCATGCGTGAGTTCGCTGAGTACCGCCGCTCCCCGGAGCTGAAAAGCGAGAAAAGCGAGAAAAGTGAAAAACCCAAAAAACCCGGAAAACCGGAAAACCTAAAGCAACCCGAAAAGGACTTTTTAGTATGAGCGAAGTAGAGACAATGGAAATGCATGAACTCCAAGGCAAGGCAGACGCGGCCAGCGCGATGATGAACTCGCAGGTGTTCAATGAGGCATTCCAGATGATGAATCAGGGGATAGTTGACCAGATTTTGCAGACGCCTCCGGAGGCCGAGCGAGAACGCGAACGGCTCTATGCGATGTTCAAGGCCGGACAAATGTTCGTGCAGCAATTTGCTACATTAATCAACAACTTAGAGTTGCGTAAGCAACAGGATGGTGAGTAGAATGGCGGAAGCAAACATTGATTCGGCAGAGCAACCTTCTCAAGACTCTTCGGATCAAAGCACAATTGAACGATTGACCACGCTGCTGGAATCCGAGCTGGATAACCCGGAGGTTGAGGAGCAATCCGATCAAGAGGCCGATGAGGCCGACATAGTGGACGCGGAGTTCGAGGAAGCCCCCGAAGAGGATACCGCCGAGGCAGAGGAGGTCGAGGAAGACCCAACCGAGGACGCCGAGGAGGAGGAATCAGAAGAGCTTAGATTCGAGGTCGATGGCGAGAGCCTAAGTGCCGAAGAGCTAAAGCTCGGGTACCTCAGACAAAGCGACTACACCAAGAAGACGCAGGCGGTAGCTGAGCAGCGGAAGGCCTTCGAGGCCCAATCCGAACAAGCCGAGGCGACCATGAATGCGTTGATGTCTGCCGCTGGCGCAGACCTTTCACGTTTTCAGAACGTGAACTGGGAACAGGCAGCGATAGACAGTCCTGAACAATACAAGCAGGCCAAGGCGGCCTATGAGCAGGCACAGTCCACCTACAACTTAATCAAGGCGCAGGCGGATCAGTTCCAGACTCAGCAACAGCAACAGACCGAGGCGGCGCAGAAAGAGGCCGCAAAAGAAAGTCTGACTGTCCTGAAGACCAATATCCCCAACTGGAACAACGATCTCTATTACAAGATCGGGGAATATGCTCAAGGTTTAGGTGTCAGCGGTGAGGAGTTCAATAAGGTCTCCGATCACCGACTGATCACCGCGCTGTGGAAGGCCATGCAGTTTGATCAGGCAAAACAGGTAGCGGCTAAGAAAAAAGTGAAGCCGTCTGCCACTAAAACTTTGTCTGGCTCCAAAGCAGACTCGACAAAGGCCGTTGAATCAGAGAGCGCCCGTAAGACACGGGAGCGTTTGAGGAAGACGGGTACTGTTGATGACGCAGCGGCAGCCCTCTTGAATAGGATGAAATAAAATGCCAACAGTAAGCGGCACACTTAAAACTTTTGATCAGGTCGGTAAGCGCGAAGATGTCGAGGACATCATTTACGATATTTCGCCCACAACAACGCCCATGATCAGCAGCATCGGCACCTCTACGGCCTCTGCGACTCTGCACCAGTGGCTGCAAGACGAGCTGGCAGCGGTAGGCACCAACGCGGCTGTTGAAGGCGCGGACGCTGGCACTGCCTCTACGATCACCCAGACCGTCAAGACTGCAAACACGCAGATTTTCGACAAGGTGGTACAGGTCTCTGGCACCGCTGAAGCGGTAGGCACCTATGGCCGATCTAGCGATCTGGCATATGCAATTGCCAAGGCCGGCAAGGAAATCAAGCGCGACATCGAGCATTCGTTCGTAGGCGCTGGACAGGCAGGCACCGCCGGTAACGGCTCAACTGCACGTCAGTTGACCTCTGCCGCGAACCAGATCAACGCAGCAACGACCAACACCGCTGGCGCTGATCGAAATTTCACGGAAGCCCTCCTGTTGGATGTCTTGCAGAAGTGCTACGAGGAAGGTGGAGAGCCT